ATCAGCGATGAGAATAAAGCACTCATAACATCAGAACTTGAAAGCAGAAGTAATGTAACACCTCTTACCACACAACCAGCGGTTGATTCTGTTCCACTACAACAAAACACAGAAGAAGTAGAAGCACTACAACAACAGCCAGCAGAGCCTATAGTTATTAATCAGCAAAGTGGTAATAGTGCTCCACCGCCAGCACCAGATGTTCATGTAGCAGTAAGTTTAGGAGATCCTTTATCTCCTGATAGTCCTGGTTCTGCTAGATTTATTTCAAGAGACTAATTTTCTTTCTATATAAGAATCTATTTGAGCATTAATATGCTCTGTTCTTCTTTCTAAATGATTCAATTCAGCAAAGTCGCTCCACTTAACAGTAGGATCGATAAAGAACTTATCATACATAAACGGATCAATACCATTTTTAAGTTTGGCTTGACTCCATTCTTCAACAGCAAATTTAGTAACATCATACAAACTTAGATTTGGATTTTTCCATTTTAAATAATACTCATAATTATCCACATACTCATAAAGATTTTTAAAGTATGGATTGAAACTTTTACTCCAATCTATATCACACTCTTCTGGGAAAGTAGTCCTTTCATATCCAAATTTTGCCCAATCTTTATCCATGGCAGAGTTGTGATTTAATGAAGTACCATTTTTATCTAAGTCTTTGATCATTAATATATTTAAATGGAAACTATTTTGTTGCCAATACTTTTCTAACCAGTCTTTTGTTTCTCTAAGTGTATCTAACGTTTCGTGTGGTAAGCCAGCAATCAAAGATATGTGTCCTTTATAAAAGCCAGCATTCTTTCTGAAATAAGAATCTACTGCTAATAGACCATCTTGTATTCTGCCACTATTCATTCCTTTACCAATTGATTTCGCTGAAGGCAAGTGCATAGACTCAACACCATAAAAATGAGAAGTGATTCCCATATCTATCAAGTTATCCCAATCTTGTATTCTGGATACCATCAAGTCTGCTCTAATATAAGCAGTCATCTTAGGTTTGAATGGAAGTCTTCTACAGGCAGCCGCGTACTTAGCAATCTTATCACTTGAATCATTAAATGTTTCATCTAGAACCATGTAGTGGGTAGTTCCCCATTTGTCATAGTTTCTTAACATCTCATCATAAAAATATTGTTCTGAAGTTGTATGGTCATCTTTCACACCAAGAATAGGAAAACTACAGAAAGAACATTTGAACTTACATCCTCTCGCCATTTCTAATAATAGTATCTCTCTTTCATGAATGAAATCTCGTTCTTCATACTGAACAGAAAGGTCTTCTTTAGGAAATGCCTTGTAGTTCGTGTATGCATTTATAAGATTTCCTTCGTGTATCGGCTCTGGTCCGCCTCTGAAATGGTCTATAAGAGCCAATATAGCATACTCACCATACCCATATACATACCAATCACAGGGTAGTTCTTTCATTGTTTGATTCTGACTACCGATAACTTGTTTGATGTGTGGATATTTTTCTTTGAGCCAATGAACGAACTCAACCAATTCTGGTGTACTAATCATAAACGTAGAACTAAAGCCAAAGAAAAGAGTTTCGCTATCAACTTTCTTTGTTGTGAATTCTTTTAATTGATCTAAAGACCATCGATGAATATAATCAACAACCTCAATATCATAATCATGTTTACGTAGAAAGGTAGCAATCTTATGTGCGCCAGATGATCTACGAATGCTTACCATACTGGCGTCCATTCCCATATCTTCTAACAAGCCACCAAATATTATTCCGTGCATAATAACCCTAAAGAAAAAAAAGGGGAGCGCAAGGCTCCCCTCTAAACACTTGACAGAACTATTTAGTCCTCATCAGCCAACTTCGAAAAGTAGGATAATGCATCATCATCAGTAGATGCTGATTCCACAGTTGTGGCAGGATCGGGTGTTTTGTTGTTGTTTACGAACAGATCATCTTCAACATCACCAGTTTGGGCAGCCACACTTGCCGCTGGAGCAGGGACAGCTTTACCACCAAGCACTTGTTGCAATTTAGTTTGCAATGCTTCGTATGATTTGAAGTTTTTAGGATCAGTAATCTCAGCAAGAGAATACTGCTTTGCCCAGATAGCTTCGATACCTTCATCGTTATCTGCTACTGGAACTGGAGATGCTTCAAACTCAGACTTGTCATAGTTTCGGTAACCCTCAACTTGACGAATCTTCAATTTAAAGTTTACTCCTTCCCAGAAGTCAAATGGGTTAAGAGGAGTCTCATCTTCAAACTCTGGTTTCATTGCTTCGGAAATCTTATCAAAGATTTTCTTACCGAACTTATAAAGGAATACTTGTCCTTCATTCGCAGGGTTACCGGGGTCTTTTACAACCACAATGTTTGCATAGTAAGCCAGTCTACGTTTCTGTTTACGTGCAGTTTCTTTGTCAGCGTCTACGCCACTGTTCCAAAGTTCAGTATTTAACTCAGACACTGGATCTTGTTGACCAAGAGTAGTCAGAGAGTTTTCGATGTACCACTTGCCAGTTGGTCCTTGAAAGCCGTGATTCCAAATTCTTGCCCAAGGAAAATCTTCTCCTTTTGGTGCAGGCAAAAATCGGATAACAGCATAACCATTACCAGCTTGATCGACAGTGGGTTTCCATTCACGACCATCATCACGGGATTGTGTTGTGGTAGTAGTGGACATTTTTTCAACTTCTTTCATCAAAGAGTTGAAATTACCGCGGGAATTGCGGAGGTCAGAAAGTGAATTAAAAGACATATATATTTCTCCTGTTTACGTTATGTACTTGATTTGCGATGTATTTTGTGTGTATGGTAACATAGTTCATCATAAACTTCATCATCATACGATCCATCATCATATAATAAGTGCTTGTATTTGTCAAGTTTGGTTTTACCCTCGCTCTCTACTCTACGAACACGCTTTTCTTCGTCACCACACTGGGATGTGCGATTACGTTTCTTGCCCATCTTACAGTATACTCCTATTTATACTAGTTTTAAGGACTGTGCTACAGACTTCATTTTGTCTGTAACCTTAACGAACGGTCGATACTTTTTGACTATCAATGATAAGTCACTGATAAAAACATCATCCGTTTCGCTATCTACGAAATTGAAAATCTTATCTAATATTACAAGAGTTTCAATTGTGATCATTTTAGCAAAATATAATCTAAAAGTCAAGGGGTGTTTAGAACTTTTTTCATAAAAAGGATTGTTTATGTTATTCTTTTCCATTTCCAATAACAAGGCATCAACGTCTTGTGTAAAAGTATATTCCCGCTTTGATTTTCTAATAGACCACTGCTTGTATATTCTATTGGCTTCAACATCAAACAACCCACCCCATTTTTCACCACTAACAAAGTTGGCTACTAAGAAGTCTATGATCTCACTTCTACTATAGTCTCTGGCTAACTTTCTTATAACAGTTAGGTCTTTACGTTTGAGAAATGTTTCTTGCTTTACTTTGACTGCACCTTTAGTCTTTGTAATGTCGTAATCTTTCTTTGTGAAATGTAACTTCAGTGCAAGGTAAAGTTTATATACTTCAAAGGGTTCTACCATATTAAATAGGTAACTTAAATGTCTTGTTACCACCTTTTAGTAAGTTTAAATCTTCTGCTTCTGCTTTAATTTTTTCTTTCAGTGAAGGAGATAATAGTTTCTTTACACTCTCCACATCAATGTCTTTAGCACCACAATAATCAACAATAGCATCAATAAAGCTACCCGAGTTGTGTGCCAGTCGCTCAATGTGCTGTGAAAACTCATTTGAGGACTTGAACTCTTTTGTTATCAGATATGGATCTGACATGGAAAGGCTATTTACATCTACTACTTTAGGCATTGCGTTTATCTATCTCCTGTAATTTATTTTTAACTTCAAAATATTTCTTTGCTTCATTAAACTTTTCTTTCCAAAATTTAATGTAGTCAATAACATCATAGTTTGATTTCATAAAAGGTTTTTCACATATGGTATCTTGTGCTTCTCCTTTTCTATCAAACTCATATACTACAGGGTGCTTAAATGCATCTGCAATTTCTTCTATGGAGTAAGGATCACCTCTACCAAAATGTGTTTGTTTTGGTTTTTTCTCCATCATTAATAAATTTAACATACCATCTACTACATCGTATACATGAGTAAAATCTCTAGTCTTCTTTCCTGTACCAAAAATTCGTAGTGGGTTTCCTGTTTGTACAGCAGTTTTAAATGATCGTATTACCGTACTATGTTCACCATAATTTGCTTCTCTTGGTCCATACACATTATAAAAATACATTATATGTGAAGTAACTCCATAAAGTTCTTGATACATATTAAGAATATCTTCACTCACTGCTTTAGAAAGTGTATAAGGATTAGATGTTCTATCAGTGTATATTGTACTAGAACTTGAGGCAAAATACAAGGGGCAATTGAATTTTCTTGCCATTTCAGCAACATGAATTGTGGGATCAATACCATTGCGTAATGCAAGAAGTGGTTTTTTGTTTGCAAGACGAATTCTTGGAGTATTTGCTAAATGAATTATTCCATCACATTTACCTTTGATATCCACACTACAAACTTCTTGTTTTACATACTGGACATTATCATCTTTAATTTTAAATTTTCCAGATCGTTGATCGTCAACGACAATGACATTGTTACCAGTGACCACTAAGGCTTCTACCAAATGTGATCCTATAAATCCGCAGCCACCAGTAACTATAAAGTTCATTTAATATCCACTATAAAATATATGATTATCTACATAAGCAACTCTTTGTAGACTACTTGCCCAATATGGGTTGACATAGTTTGCATGATAGTGTGTTGAACCATGTGTGTTGTCTTTATGTAATCCCATAAGTACTTCTTCAGCTATTACATAGATTTTATTGTACACATTAATCTCATGAACCTCATCACTCTTACCGTCACAATACCAACTAAATTGGCAAGCATTTCTAATAGGTACTTCTTTGTTTCTTTTTTCTTTCCACCAACTACTCATTTTAGCCTGGTAAACAACTCCACATATTGTACTAGGAAATCTCGAATCTTCTGCACGATTCATTGTAACATTTGCAACTGCGATTTGTCCATCTACAGACTCATTTCTCGCTTCATGATATATGTTCAATGCCATGCAATGAATTTCTTTTGTATCAATTTGTGGAACTATAACCTCAATCTTAACTGGGTCTACAGTATCGTATACCCTTACTTCTTCTACTTGAGTCTCATTTACATAAAACAATGTGACTAATATAGGGCTAATTGTTAGCAAAGTCGATTTTAGCATATAGTTTATCCTTTCTTGCTATAAAAGTGGGACCGTTGGATTACAAGGTGGATCCCATACCCCGACTAGCTTATGCGGCTAGTGCAAATACCTCATCGTTGGCATTTATGGTTTTTGTTGCGTTCACGGTAGCTTCCGCACCGATTCTCCACGTGTTTTCAGTTGCCTGTCGAACCTAACTCACCCCCAACATAAGAACACTCGTCAAAATGTGCTTATGGTGGAGGTGTCGGGAGTCGCACCCGAGTCCAAACTTCCTATTCACGCTTCATCAAATCCTGTAGTAGTATTTAGTACTTTTAAATTAGTCAATCTCACCAGCTTCAAACATTCTTTTGCTTTCTAGTAAGTAATCAACATAGTTATCACGTTTTTCAATAAAAATTGATGGTTGTTCATCATCTACTGACATCAGTATCACAGTTCTGTTGATAGGAATACCAGTCAACTCTTCATACATGATCGCATATGCGGCACACTGTGCAAAGTAACTTGAAATCTGTTTATGTGTTTTTACCCTGCGAGAGGTTTTGAAGTCTATAATAGACAACTTACCATCAAATTCTGCAATACAATCGCACTGACCAGCAATGCCAAGATGCTTACTAAACATGAATGGTTCTACATGATGGATGTTATCGATACGCTCTACAACAGGTCTAAACGTGTTCCAAGTCTCTTGTTCGACTAGGGTCAGTTCTGGTAGAGGTTCGTTGTTGATATAGTCTTCACATATCTTGTGAATTTTGGTACCACGTGTGGATGCTTTCTTGCTTATCTTGTCTGCTTGTTCAGACCCAACACGCTGTCTCCATTCGTACAAGCCCTTCTTGCCACGACATGAAAGGACAGTAGTGATAGACGGGAATCTATCACCACTATCGGTACAATACATACGCTTTCCATCGATATTCTTTCTGGAAAGTTTAGGAAGTTCTGGTAAATCTAAGTGATTAAATATTTTCATAAGACTATTATAGCAAAACAATAGCCGAATGTCAACCTTTTTTTACGGTTTACGTAATATTTAAAGTCAACAAAATCAATAACTTAGCTACCATGTGCATCCTCATAGCGCATTCTAGCCATTATATACTCACGGACAAACTTGCTCCTTACAATATCATCCGCAGTAAATTCGATTATTTTAAAAGATTTCATATCTTCAGCAATTACCATAAATTTCTGTAATCCAGACATATCACCTCTATGCTTGTATAGGTCTGATTGTCTAAAATCACCACACAAAACTATTTTACTATTTTCTCCCAGCCTTGTCAAGACTGAATTTAGCTCCATATCGTTCATGTTCTGGCATTCATCTACAATTACAATAGAATCATCCAATGTTATTCCTCTGACAAACGAGGTAATCATCCATTCTACGGCTTTAGTATCGATAAGTCGTTTCCATGCACCTTTCTTCTGTGGAATAAGTTTTTCGCACATATCTATGTATGGTTGCATATAAACAGCAGATTTCTCATCTTGATCGCCGGGCAAGTGACCGATATCACGGCTAGCAACTGCCGAGCGAATAATAACTACTTTTTCGTATTGTGTGGATGGATCTAGAACTTCCTCTAATGCCTTGTAGAGGGCTATGAAGGTTTTTCCTGTACCGGCTGAACCATGAAGTAACATGGCTTGGGCACCTTGAGAGTATTGTGAGAAGAATTGACCTTGAGTTTCTGTCATTGCTCCTATTGTTTTGAGGTCATCAATCTTAATTTTACATTGATTGTTTTTTTGGGGTTGGCGAACTTCATCTTCGTACTGTGATATAACTTGAAGATTAGATTTTCGTCTGGGCATATGTTGTAATCCTACTAGGTTAATGAATAAGTCAGTGTGATTGTAGTGATGATATAGGAATTACTTCGATTGAATTAACAATTTTAAATATCGCCTCCTTTGCTTTTGTTGAAATGATTTTGTTGTCCAAACAAACATTCATTCGGACCATAACAAATACAGGATCCATATTCTTTAGATCCTTTCTTGCGTATTTTTTTGTGGAATCTTGATCTTCGCAGATATTAACACAGAAGAGAACCAATTCTATTTGATCCTCTGTGTATAAGTTGATTCTATAGCCAGATGGTTCATATTCTGGCAATCTAGTTATCTTTGGAAACTGAATAACATTGCTCATAATTTTATTTAGCTTTTTCTGGTTTTAACAACTTTGTTAGTTCTTCTGCATACTTGTCATGTGAGTATTTATTAGGATGACGACCTGGAGAATGTGTTTTTTCTCTTAATTTAATACCTTTTTTAGTTAATGCGTGAAAATCTTTATGGTCTACATTAGGATTCAAACTTTCTGTATACCATAAAAATGAAGAATTTCGCATTTTTCCTGGTACTAACAAAGACATTCCATTCATTTCTCTAGCAATAAGATCAATGATTTTTCTGAATTGCCAGTCATCTTTTATCTTTTTCTGCACTTTAAGAACATCTGGGTTATAGGGTCTATAGTCTGCCATTAGATTCCAAGTAGGATGTTCAAAGCTGGGTATGAAATAAAGTGGCGCACCAACAGACTTACACATAAGCATTATTTGTTGCATCAAAAGAAAATAATTATATAACATCTTATAGTCATTATAATGTTCTAAAATTTCTGGTGTATCTTCAGCCCATGAGTGTAACTGTTTTGATAATGGTTTACCATCTAAAGGATCGAAATACATCACTCGGGTCAACAAAGTAATACAAAAGAATACGGCATGATTTCTCTGTATTCTTCCTTTCATTATATCTTCAAGTAGAATCCAAGCACTGTGTTCATTTGATAATCCATACCTAGCATTATTAATATGATCTACTCCTAGATTATTACATACAGTAGCAACCCAACATTCTTTTTTGTCGGCTCTGATTACCCTATGTAATTCTGGACCTTCAAGAAGTTGAACAATTCTATGCTTTTTGTCCAAAGTTGCTGGATGTGTTATCTCGTGACCAGCTGGCATAGAACACCCATAAGCATGGACAGTCTCTATGTCTACAACTCTAGTCTTCATATGTAACATTTCAGCCATTAAATTAATTTCCTCTTAGATAAATTCCAAACTTGTTTTCTATTATGTTCTAGTATTCCTTCCATATCATTTAACAAGAACAATAATTCGTCCCAATCTTTTTTTAATATATCGTTTGCTATGTCCATTACCATAGCAAATCTTTTACCATGATCTAATTCTTCATCATAAGACTCATCCCAATAATTACCAAAAGTCTGAAATCCTAATCGTCTAACTTTGTCTAATGTTTTTGCTGGAGCTAAAAGAACAAAAGGTCTTTTCATTAACATAGGCTTTAAAGTTTTTTCTGACCAAAATCTAGTACTGGTATCCCATAAAGTTTCTGGAACAACTGTAAGAAAAGAGTCTCTAGAAAGAGAAATAGTTTTAACTTGTTCATGTCCTGCTATATCACTAATATTACCTACATCCCAAGTTAAATCTGATTCTAAAAACTTCTTATAGTTATTCTGAATAAGAGTTTTATATTTTTCTGGTAAAGTCTTATATGTAGGTAATGGAGGATTTAAAACTTTATCAGTATTCGTAAAAGATATCATTCTCTCTAGTTCTTGAAATCTATGTTTTTCATAATAAGTTAGTTTGACATCTTCTTTATCTACCAAACAAATGGCTGCCAAAGCCCTATGAATATCAGGCTTTTTGCTACAACAACACAGTTTGTAAAGCATATCTTTAGTGGGTTTATACTCTCTAAGTAAATTGTGAGAGTGTGGTGCATATGAATGTGTCCAAATATTATAGTAATGGTACCTATCGGCTTGTATGTTGCTGTGGTAGTAGCTTAAAGCCCCATACTCACAGTCGTATATCTGATAATCTTCTATACAAGATTCTGCGATCAAGTATGAAATAAGAAGACCCTCATGAGTCTTACCTTTTAATTCATCTATAACAAGATCAAGTTCTTGCCATGGTGTATGTGCATCATCATTAAATACAATTAATTTTTTAGGAGAACATTTTTTAATGTGATTAACAATAGTGGAATGACCATTGCTATACTTGTAACCTTTAATGTACACTATCATAGTGTCACTCTGAAAGTTAAAAGCATTGTCTACAAGCCAGTGGTATTGTTCTTCTACTGGTCTATCATCTAGATAATGATTGCCCAAAGTTTCTTTATTGTGAACAAATATAGTTTCAACATCGTTGTATATACATGATACAAAATTATAATGATCGAATTGCATCGTTAATTTTTGCGCCCCATAATTTATGTCCTTTCTCGCTAGGATGACCACAAAATTGAAAGTTGTCAGTCTTAGGAAAATCTAATTGTATTTTATCTCTTTCAAAAAGAGCAAGTTCCCAATTTGGATATACGTCTTCTTTTTTACGAAACAACATTTTTGATATTTCTTTTCTTTCATTTGATAATAAACCAAATTCAAAAGTTGGAACATTATACATGAATTTATAACCGTTGTCATTCGCAAGATATTCTAAACAAGATATATCCATTTTATGTTTGACATTACCAAAATTGTCGCCAAAAACAGAAAAGTGTAGTACTTTAGTTTGTAGAGATTCTACTTGTTGAATGTGTTCATACATTTTATTTTGAAAATAATCCAAAGAGTTGTTACGATAGAAATCATCTAATTCTTTAGAACCATCCTCGTTAATATTTTCTGCCCACCAAACTGCGGGATCACCTCGACTATCTTGAATTCGCAACATACTTGTCCATCCTACAATTATAAGATCATAGGATTCTTTTCTACAAATATTACGAACTTCTTGAGAGATAATTGAGTTACTATCGCCGGACATAGCAACAGAAGTTATATCAGTTTCATCTAAATAATGCCACCAAGAATGATCTACATTCCAACCATGAGTCCAACTATCACCTGCAACTAATATTCTCATTAAAAAACTCGTACATCATATTCCGTTTCAAAATCTATTGCGTCTTGTCTTGAATTTACAATAGGCATACCCTTTATATTTAAACTTGTATTCAAGAGCAATGGACAACCAGTATCTCTTTCCCACCTTGTCAATAGATCATATAGTCCTCTATGAGATTTTTTAGTGACAGTCTGTACTCTACTAGTTCCATCTTTATGCACAATTGCGGGGTACTTATCAGGGTCTTTACACTTGACCACGTGTTGCATATAAGGAGAATGAAAACTAGTATCTACATCAAAACATCTGCTTGCATTTTCTTGTTTTACTATAGGAGCAAATGGTCTAAACTCTTGACGTTGTTTAATCTTGTTTACTTTGTCTTGCATTTCTTTGCCTCTTGGGTCAGCGAGTAAACTTCTATTGCCCAATGCTCTGGGACCAAACTCTGCTTTACCATGTGCAACACCAGCAATACCAGTTTCTTTCAATTCTTTAAGTAAGTTTACTACGGGGTATTTACCATATATTGTATGACCAGTGTATACAGTAAATGGCACAACTTTCTTTTTATGTGCAAGAATAGCACCCAGTGATGATCCAGCGTCTCCTGGATTAGGCATTATCCAGTGATCTTTAAAGTAATCTGGTATAAGTCTATTTGCAAGACAGTTTAAAGCGCACCCACCCATAAACACTAATTTGTTTTGATTTGTAATTCTTTTAACTTTTTGTAGCATCATCTTAAATTCAGATTCATAAACTGCTTGTACTGCCGCGGCTACATCGAAATAATCTTGTTCTGTAAGTTCTGGCATCCACCAAGAAACACCCTTATGTAAGTTGACATCAGAATACCATACATCTAATACTTCTGAATGAAATCTATTAGGATTACCATAGGCTGCCATACCCATAAGAATATATTCGTCTTCGTTTGGCTTTAGTCCAATTCTACTTGTAAATGCAGAATAGAATAGTCCAAAAGATTTAGGATAACTATCAGACCAAACTAGGTGTTCATTATTCCAAATGCTTGTAGTAGTCCACTCACCTATAGCATCGATAACAAGAGTAGCACAATCACCAAATGGTCTAGTATAATATCCGGCTGCCATATGACTTCTATGATGATTGCCCCATTTTATAGGAGCAGTAATACCATATTGTTTTAAATATTTTTTAGGACTTAACCACGCTCTAGGTTGTTTTGCCCATTTCTTTCTTGTCCATTTTAACAATGGATTTTCGTACCAGTAAACAATACTTGGTTTACCCCACTTGAGCGCCGACGTTATAAGACTATCATCTAAATCTTTGTCGTTCTTTAATCTACTGTATCTTTCGGAATGAGATGCAAATATTATTTCATTACCACGCATTACAGTAATAGAAGCATCATGCGTACCTGCACTAATACCCCATTCAACTCTATTAGTCATATATAAAAGGATCTCTTTCTTGTAGTTCTTTAATACGCTTTCTGTATTCTCTTTTGAGTTTCCATCTCAAATAAGGCGCCCTAATTTTGTCCCAGATTGCTTTCATTTTAGTTCTCCATTTGTTCAAACATTGATTTGTTTTCTTTTACTTTATTATCTATGTTCTGTTCGCTAAAAAATAAATCATGATTATAGATAACTTTGTTTTCTACTTTGTTAATTAATTCATCTTTTTCATCTTTTGATTTAGCGCACCAGTTTCTAAGTTGATTTATTACCGCATTAAAACGTTCTGCTGGATTTAAGATGTTATCATAAGACTCGTCAAACAATTCAGAAAAAGTATGATATCCCATATCTCTCAATCTAGATAAACTACCATGTTCTCCTATTAACAAGAATGGTTTATAGTGAATAAAAGACTTAAAAATTTTCTCTGTTAAAAACCCAGAGTTTTCCATAAAATGAGTTTCTGTGATTAAGTTAATATATGATGTGTTGTATAAATTAACAGGATCATTTGAAAAGAAATATGCTGAATCAACTGTGTGCTTCTTCATTTCAAAGTTTTCAAAATGATCTAACTGAGCACCACTAAGCAACTTATAAATTTCAACGTAATCTTCTTTATCTGCTTCTACAATATCACTGGGATATTTATTTAAGTAAGATTCTCCTAAAAAACTAAAAGCACCTTTGTCAAGAAGTTGTAGTCTATCAAGTTCACTATATAATGCCATTCGATGTGTTCTAACAATCCTATTTAAAGCAATATAATCATTTTGTTTTTCTTGATTTTTATATTCTGCGTTTGTTTCATTTTGTCGTAAAGAAATGTTTTCAAACTCTGATACATTAAATATTCTTTTTATACCATCTCTTGCCCAAATTTTCTCGTCTACTTTTAAGTTAGCAGTAAAAACATAAGCATCAATATCTTGCATATTGTTATAATCAAGATGTACTTGTATTGAAGGTAAAAACTTCTCTGCTGGCCATCCTTCTCTATGATTTAGTATCAACAACTTTAATTTTTTGTCTCTTAAAAGTTGTTGTGTATTATAAGGTATAGTATCAATGATAGTTCCCATGCCATTATAGTTAGAGATAATAAGTTGCTGTATAGAAAGTACATAGACGTTCAAGTAATCATTTTCTTCCCAATCTGATAAAAAACGAGTTTCTATATCAAGATGTTTACTTAAAGGCTCAACGTAATCTACTATACCCAAACATTTTTGCCAATAATCATAAGAGGCTTTATCAAAGGCAGGTGATGCTTTTAACCAATCATCATATTCGGGAATCCATGAATTAACTTCATCCTGTTTATCATACCAAAAAATTATTTTTTTCATTTTAAATCCTACGTGTTTTAACAAGAAGGTGCCAACCCAAGTACTCTTTTACTGCTTCACGCATAACTTCAGACATTGATTCAAACCATGGTTCAAATTCAAAAATTCCTTTTTTGTACTTCTCTACATTATACATGAAACAATGTGCTTGACGCAACCTTTCAATTTTCCAAAAGTCATCTTTCAATAAGAGTTCTATTTCATTCCTCGTGAATGCTTCAGCATATGGACAATCTGCTTGGGCTTCAAACTGATCCAATCCTTTACGAATCATAGAATATTTCCAACTGTCCTTAGCATACACCATAAATCTGAATTCTCCATTAAGATTGATCACATCATGAATGTTTTGTATGGATTGTTCTATGTTTGGATAATGATGTAATACGCCATAGCTATATACCAAATCAAACTTGCCAAGGTTTTCCAGATTTTCAGTAGCACTTCGATTAATAAACTTACCCTTTAATCCTTGTACATCAGCCCTTTGTTCACAAATACGCAAACTTTCGTCACTGATATCAATGCCAGTATATTCTGCTCCGTGTCGCATAAACTGCTCTGCATCAGTTCCGATACCACATCCTACTTCTAAAACACGTTTGCCTCGCCACAGATGAAACCCTGCAAAATCTAATATATGTGGTTCAGCTTTGTAGCGTTTAGTGGTTACACTGTCAAAATATTCTACAGTACCGAAAGGTTCTTTACTATGATTGATATTACAGGGTTGAGCATTCCAATAGTCTTTTATTTTTTGCTCAATAGTCATTGCATTCTCGTATTACCATAATGTACTACTTTGTTTGTATCACTTGTGAATTTTCTCCAAGGGTCAAATATAACTTGATGTTTACCAAGTTCTTCTGCCGTAGTTTCTTCTGGGTGTACAAGAACAATGACATCTGCTTCTGCAATATCATCTACCACTTCACCTTCCATTTCTTTTACATACTCTTGTACTAATAGACTGTAACTACCAGCAGTGTATGAAACACCTGGTTTATAACTGTCTGAAGTAAAGTAAATCTTATCTCCTAAATTAAGTATAGCCGATGCCATATTTGATGCTTGCATATCTCTTGCTTTCATTATTTCTGCAAAAAGATCATAGTTCAAATCTAAATTATCTGCCATATATCTTAATGCAATATTATCTCTTGGGTGACAAGCACCGCCATCTCCCATTCCAGCTTTCATGTAAGAAGGACCCATAATTCTTTGGGTACTATCTTTAAGTGCATTGGTAACAACGTCTACATTAATATTGCCCTGTGTTTCTGCAACATCTTGTATCATGTTCACAAGACCGATCTTGGCACTAATAAACGTATTGTAAAATACTTTAATACATTCACACTCATCCCATGTACCCACAACATAGCGAGGATCATTTTCCATAATAGTTGCATAGAAGTAAATAAGTTCACCAGCTTCTTTTGTTGTCTCTCCCGTTTCTGTTCCTATCATTACCATTTCTGGATTTACCATATCCCACGCTACTGTGCCCATAGCAATTAAATATGGATTATATACAAACCTAGTGTTAGTAACTAATGGTACAAACTCTCTACGTACAGTGCCCGGCAACACAGTGCTTATAAGAACCAACAATTGATCTTTATTCATGTGTTTGTTTGCTTCTTTTATAACATCAATTACAATGTCATATGAAAAGTCTTTTGGTGGTAAATGATATGTTGGTGCGCTACCATCATATGCTGGATCATGTGGTGTAGGCACAGCAATGAATACAATGTTTCTATCTTTAACAACCTCTTCAATAGAATCTTTCATTTCTACAGTAGTGTCTACATCGGCTACATCATATGCAACTACATCATGTCCTTTTTCTGAAATTACTTCTCCACATGGCTGACCTAATTTACCAAAACCAATAAACCCAATTCTCATCTGAGTACTCCTCCAATATATCTAAAATAGTTATTCTGTCTTCTTTTCAAGTTATTATATTTGCCTATAAAATGTTCATGATTGTGATGTAGTTTTTTCTTAACACTATCATAGATTTCTCTTTTATCTGCATCTGATTTTTTACTCCAAGTGTATGCTTGATTAACAACAGCATTAAATCTTTCTTTATCATCTGTCATTAAATCATAAGACTCATCAAACATTTCTGGAAATGTCTCATACCCCTCATCTTGTAAAAAAGCCAAAGTTCCAGGAGATCCTAACATGAGTATTGGATGAAAATATGCAAGAGGCTTAAAAGTTTTTTCTGTAATAAACATTGTTCTATTGTATGGTTCTTTACGCATATAAAGAGCAAATTCTGGGTTATCATAAAAAGGTAAACCAAAATTAGTTTCGGTTACAAGACTAAAGTAAGACTCTTCAAAATATTTCTTATTAAGTATTCTATCATCACTAATAACTTCTTCATGGGCATCCATTATAATACGTCTTTTTAATCTATTTTTGACAAACATGGTTTCAAACCATTCGACTTGTTGTTCATTTTCAAAGAATTGTTCTTTGATATACGTGTGTAAGTTTCCTCTACCTGTAATAGTATCCGTTGATTCACCTCTAAATAATAAACTAATGAAGTTATCATGCATTCCTAGTCTATGAAGTTCCGATATCATTGCAATTCTATGTGGTCTTATTCTAGCATTCATACACATAAAATCTTTTTTCTTTGATTCTGAATTAGGAACATTTAACATTACTTCTGCTTCAGACAAAGGTTTTAATGTTCCTTCAGTTGCATATTTTGCTGGTTTACCTTCTGGCATCCATCTACCAGTTCTGCTTAAATATTGAATTAAGTATAACAACTGAAAATATTCAAAAGGAACTATGTTCTTAAATTTAAACTGTGCAGGAATTTCAGGATTCACTTCACACCATTGTTCATAATTTTTGTTAAATTTTAAATCAGCACAAGAAATTGCAATTTTACTATCAGCAAGTCCATGACCTATAATAGACTGAGAAAGTTTTTTTATCCATTGATGCTCATCACAACCAAAAGATTCTCCCATAAGAAGTAAGAACAAAGAGAGTTTTTTATCTGCAATCAACTCTCTTGCTTTAACAGATATATTTGATATACAATTACCAAACATTTTTGGAAACTCTAACCACAAATCTATAGGATAAATGTTTACATCATTTTTACCGAAAGTTTTTGAAGCAGATTCATAGTCTTTAACATCATATATTCTAACCGTACCGTTTATGTGACCTATCAGGGGTGCAATAGTATCGTATAAAACTTTATTATCACTGCCATTAGGTGGATAAAGAAGTTCGCCATTACCATTTGGGTTCTCTATTCTTTCTTTGGATCTATCAAAGAATAAATTAAAAGAAACTTCAGGATATTCAGCACGTTCATATCTACCAAAAGCAGGTATAGGCAAAGTGCCAGGCTCTCTATGAGAAATCTCTTTTGTGGAATTCTGATCTTCTAACAACCAGATCATATGCTCCAACAAAGATATTATTTTTTCTCCTTGATCGAAAGATATTGGAGGATTATCCAGTGCCAATTATATTCTCCGTAACATCTTTCACTATATCACTTATAACCGGATATAATTTTCTCCAGTTTGTATTTCTTCGTAAGTCAATTGCATCTAAATATTTTTCAAATGCAATTACTTGTGGTACATTCAGAGTGCTTGTATTCATTCCTTTAAGAATGCCCTCTAAACATTCTTTTTGTTCTTTATCATTGGGATCAGTAATTTTAGAGATTGCTTCTTCTAAGTAGAAAGCAATTTTATCGCCAAATATATAAGGATCTAAACATTCTGGTCTAACAATTGTATTCGAACTAATCCATAGTCCAGCTTTATATTCTTGACGCAAACTATAAATCTTATCAATGAAATCACCTAAAGTAGGTACAGTAATTGCACTGATCGTCATATGTATATTGACTGGTACGCCTTGAGATAAACAATATCTTAAATTTGTTTCCCAATTTTTTAAGTCCATTCCATAACGGGCATACTCTGCTTGAGGTCCCCAACAATCTTGACTAGCAACAATATGAAACTCTCGTATCTTCTTTTTGGCAATCAGATCATTTACTTTTTGAATCTTCTTTTTAAATTTTTCTTCGTCATGTTTTAAGTTACTAAAAATTCTCCAAATAAGATTTGGATTAGGATGTTTATCAAAGAAGTCTAAACACTGATCAAATTCTTTTTGATACATTGGCTCACCACCAAGTGTCTGAAACTCATATAGATGATGAGAATTTTCTACCATCCATTCCCAAAATTTTTGTAGATATAGAGGATAGTTATCCACACTTTTGTGTATCATATAACTAGGATTAGCGGCAATAGGTCCATGCTTTTTATATTCTGCTTCAATAACAGAACTAAACTGAGGAGTACAATATGTACACGCTTGATTACAAACGTTGGTAAAGTAAACTTCTAATAAACGTGGAGTAACTTTAGTTGCTTTAAGATCGCCCGCAACAATTTCTGGTGGTATCAAATCTTTCTTATTGATCCAAGCAGTTCTCTCACTAGAGCCACCAGCATCTTCAATCTTTTTACAATACTCACAACCATTCCCTGGCCATAAGCCATCAAGCATCTTCTCTCTGTCACCAACTTTACCAGGAAGATTATGAAAGTCTTTAATGGTACTTAAATCAAATTCCCAGTGGTTACATCTATGACAACTCGTTGATGTACCCTTTGATAAAAATATTGTACTCCAAGACCATTTAAACTGACAAGAAGTTGCCGTCTTAATAGGAAAAATTACATCATCACTCATTCAATTATCTCTTTCATGTTTATATGTTCTGGGAATGCCTCAAAGAAATTCTCATCTCTTAATTCATCTCTTCGCGTTACTATCTGGTCCCAACCCCCTTTTATTCTTCTAGAGTCTCCTTCTTTTGCCCACATAAAATTAATCAAGGCAACAAGATTTCTAGCCAACAAAGAATCATCTTCGAATCCCATGCTAATGTATTTATCATAGGTTTTTCTGATTCTTTTTTCAAGTTCTTCTTTTTTCCAATCAGGAACACTTTGAGTTGAGAAGTGTATTGGTTGTTCTAACACATTAATGTTAATTCTTACTGGATCTAAGAATGTAAAATCATCTACATCGTTAGGATTCGCACTATCAGCACAATAATCTATAAAATCCATTGCAGTATACAGATTAGCCCATCCAACAGTACAAGTTACTCCCATATAAACGTGCGGAGTTTCTTTCTTAACTTTCTTAATGTTTTCTACCAATTTATCCCACTTAGTACCATTTCTCCAATACTCTGCTCCTTTTTCCATACCATCTAAACTTAACAAGAGTTTTACATCACTAAACTTTTTCCAATATTCTGTTATATGTCTTTGTTTATATTTCATGGTACTAAAATTTGTATTATATACAAGTTTCATATCAGTGCGGTTCAATTCTTCTAGTCTGTCTAATATTTTCCAATGTTCCCATTGAATTAGTGGTTCACCACCAGCAAAATAAATCTTTTGTGCGTCTGGTAAATAAGGATAAACTTGATCAAACAAATCTTCTTCTGTCTTACCAGCAAAGATAAGGTCTTGTGAAGAACCTTTATCTTCGTTATGAATCGAACTACTGTATTCATGATAACATCCACGACATTTGAAGTTACAAAAATTATTGAATCTAAAATCCATATACAATAGATTTACATCTGCATTTTCATCTATTTCAGCAAATGCTTTGAATTCATCATTAAGACCTTCTCTCAAAGAGTGAATATTAGAGTTTTCAAAATTGATACAAGTACTACAATTTTTTGCTATTTCAGGTGTAATCTCTCCCGCAATAAAATCTCTTCTCAACGTCTTATATTCATCACTGTGCCATATCTCTTCTATAGTCTTTTCTTTTAAAGAACCATAAGTAGTATTGCCAACACAACAAGTCTTTACTTCACCGGTCGTATGAGCATATAGATGAACGAATGGCGCTACACAGAAAAATTTATCAGACATAAAGGTACACCATATCGTATAGTTCTGGAAAAGTTTGTTTAAAGTTATTGTTTCTCAGTTCATCCATTTTCAAGGTCTTCTGATAAAACTCTGTCATATTATCAGAACTTTTGCCTTTTGTCAAGTAATCAATTACTGTTTGATTAGGAAATTTAGCAACAACAGCATCTTTTATTTTTTGTGGCAACAATGCAGGATCAAGATAAGATGGATCAGTAACAAAGTTCATAGAAATATATGGAGCAAAAGAAAAGTATTCGTGAAACTCTTTCATGTATAATATGTTGTATGTAGATACCGTTTGCATTATGTTATATGAAATATTATCTGCTTCACATACCTTTTTTATCCATTCTAAAGTTTGTGTAATAACATCCCACTTTGATGGGTGTCTAATAAAAGAATTTCTTTCTTCTAAGCAATCGATTGATATCATAAGTTGTACGTGCTTAAAGTTTTTCCAAACTTCTTCATATGTGTGATTAATAACTGTGCAGTTAGTAGAATATACTAACGTAATATCTTTCGATCTACCAGACTCTACAAGATCAATTAAAAACTGTTTATGTTTATCAATGAGAAGTGGTTCTCCTCCATTAATGTAAACATATCTAAGAGTATCAGAATGTTCTAACAACTTTTCCCAAAAATCAGTATCAAGTGGCCAGTTAAAAAGATTCTTATCATAAGAAAGTGGGTTATCTGGATTTACAGTATTCCAATCTT